CAGAGCATGATTGAAATCAAAGCTCAGCCTCACTTTTATGATGGCATCACAACACGCGAAATTGATGAAATAACTCTACGCGCCATTGTTGATTTAATTGATATGGAATCTAATCCTGATGTAGGTCATACTAATTATCAATATGTAGCGGGTCGCCAGCGTTTATCAATGTTGCGCAAGGACGTATATGGCGATTACGATGTTCCTCGTTTGTATGACATTGTAAAAAAGAATATCGCAATCGGTCTATACACTCCTGAGCTACTTGAATGGTATACAGAAGCAGACTGGGATAAAATGGATGGTATGCTTGACCATTCCAAAGATGAACAGTACGGTTTTGCTGCTATTGAACAACTAATTGAAAAGTATCTTGTACGCAACCGCGCAACTAAACAAACATATGAGACTCCTCAGATTCGTTACATGGTTGCCGCTGCTACTGTCTTTCATAAAGAAGAACCTGCTGCTGCTCGTATGCGCTACATTAAGGAGTATTACAATTGTGCGTCTGATGGCTTATTTACTCTTGCTACCCCTGTGCTTGCGGGGCTTGGTACACCTACTAAACAGTTTAGCTCATGCGTTCTAATCAAAGCTGACGATAATCTAGATTCAATATTCGCATCTGGTGAAATGATGGCTAAGTATGCCAGTAAACGCGCCGGCATTGGTCTTGATATTGGTCGTTTGCGCCCACTTGGTGCTGCTATTCGCGGTGGCGAAATTATGCATACTGGCATGGTGCCCTTTCTGAAAAAATGGTTTGGTGATCTGCGCTCTTGCTCACAGGGTGGCATTCGTAATGCCTCTGCGACAGTATTCTATCCTATCTGGCATTATCAATTTGATGATCTTATTGTATTGAAGAATAATCAAGGTACAGAAGAAACTCGTGTCCGTCACATGGACTACGGTGTTGTGCTATCTGCTTTCTTCTGGAGACGCTTTAAGAATAAAGAACAAATTACATTCTTTGATCCCAATGAAGTGCCTGATCTGTATGAAGCATTCTATAGCAACACAACAAAATTTGAAGAATTGTATGTTGCTTATGAACAGCGTACTGACCTGCGTAAGAAGACAATGAGTGCTGAGGAAGTATTCAAGTCTGGAATTCTTAAAGAACGCACTGACACTGGTCGGATCTATCTAGTATTCATTGACAACGTGATGAAGCAAGGCCCGTTCGATCCTGAGTATCATACAATTTACCAGAGTAACCTATGCTGTGAAATACTTTTACCTACTAAGTCCTTTAAACGTCTGGATGACAGCGATGGTCGTATCGCACTATGCACACTGGGCTCAATCAATTGGGGCGCGTTCCGTAACCCAGAAGACATGCGCCGTGCTTGTCGTATACTGCAGCGTAGCCTCAACAACATTCTTGACTATCAAGACTTTCTTTCCATCCAGTCTAAGCTAAGTAATGATGAAATTCGCCCATTAGGAATCGGCATTACTAATCTTGCCTACTGGCACGCCAAGCGTAGTCTGATGTATGGTGAGAAAGATGCGCTTGCTGAAGTCAAGACCTGGATGGAACATCAGGCATTCTATCTTACTGAAGCAACAGTTGAGCTTGCTAAAGAGCGCGGCGCTTGTTTGGATAGTGCTAAGACACGTTACGGTCAGGGAATCTTTCCTTGGGAACTACGTGCCACTGGCGTTAATGAACTAACTGACTTCACTCCTGACGAAGCTCTTGACTGGGAAACTCTTCGTGGTAATATGAAACAATACGGTGTGCGTAATGCTACACTGATTGCCATTGCCCCAGTAGAGTCAAGTTCAGTTGTTATCAACAGTACTAACGGTATTGAAATGCCAATGAGCTTGATTTCAGTTAAAGAATCTAAGGCAGGCTCACTTACTCAAGTTGTGCCCGAGTATCACAAACTGAAATCAAAATACCAGCTGATGTGGGAACAAAAAGATTGTGATGGCTATTTGAAAACAGCAGCAGTATTAGCTGCGTATGTGGATCAAAGTATTTCCACTAACACATTCTACAATCCTGCTCACTTTGAAGGTCGTAAAGTTCCTACTACTCTAATTGCTAAGAATTTGATGCAATCTCATCAGTGGGGCCTTAAAACGTTCTACTACTCATTAATTAATAAACAAGGCTCAAAAGCAGTAGATGAAGTAGCTGCTCCTTTAGAAGTAATCGACTTCGATGACGAAGAAGGTTGCGAATCCTGTAAACTCTAATCTTAAAATATGTCAATCGAACAATACAACCTAAACACCAAGACCGACTATCTAAATCGCAAGATGTTTCTTGACCCAGCCGGTCCAGTCACCATCCAGCGATTTGAAGAAGTAAAATACAAAAAGATTGCTGACTTTGAAGAAACTGCCCGCGGGTTCTTTTGGCAACCAGAGGAAATTAGTCTGACTAAAGATGCTGGTGACTTTAAAGATGCTAGTGATGCAGTCAAGCATATCTTTACCAGCAATCTACTACGACAAACTGCGTTAGATAGTTTACAAGGCCGCGCCCCTAGTCAGGTGTTTATGCCTGTCGTAAGTCTTCCGGAGCTGGAAGCATTGATTTATAACTGGACCTTCTTTGAAACTAATATTCATAGTAAGTCATATAGTCACATCATCCGTAATATCTACAATGTCCCTAAAGATGTGTTCAACACCATCCATGACACACAACAGATTATTGATATGGCTAGCTCAGTTGGTAATTACTATGAAGCATTACATGTCATTAACTGTAAAAAACAACTTGGTGAAGTTATCGTAGAAAAAGAACATATTAAAGCAATCTGGATGGCGCTTCACGCAAGTTATGCGCTTGAAGCATTCCGTTTCATGGTATCATTCGCAACATCACTTGCCATGGTAGAGAATCGTATCTTCATGGGTAATGGCAATATCATCAGCTTGATTCTACAAGATGAACTATTACACAAGGGCTGGACAGCTTATCTTATCAATCAAGTAGTTAAAGAGGATAGTCGTTTTGCTGCTATCAAAGCAGAATGCGAAGATGAAGTATACGCCCTGTATATGGATGTTATACGCGAAGAAAAGGGATGGGCTGATTACTTGTTTAAAATGGGACCTGTTATTGGTCTGAATGCTAACATTCTTAAAGACTTTGTTGACTTTACTGCTGTTGGTGCTCTGAAAGAAATTGGGATTAAGTATCAAAGTACTGCCCCAAAAACTACTCCTATTCCCTGGTTTAACAAACATGTCAATACTAGCAACAAGCAAACAGCATTACAAGAATCGGAAAGCACAAATTACGTAATAGGAATAATGTCCGAAAACATTGACTATGACGCACTTCCCGTGTTATAATAATTTAAGGAGAATAAAATGACAGCAGTTATCTGGAGTAAATATCATTGTCCCTATTGCGAACAAGCAAAAGCACTTTTAAAACAAAATGAAATTGTTTTTGAAGAGCGTAAAATAGGCGACGGATGGACAAGAGAAGATTTATTAGAAGCTATTCCTAACGCTAGGACAGTGCCTCAGATTTTAATAGATGGCACACTAATCGGTGGATTCACCGAACTTAAACAAAAACTAAACAAGGAACAACATGAATTTTAATATCGATACGGGCACAGTAATGACTTTTAAACTAAACAGCGGTGAGGAACTTATCGCTAAGGTAGTAGACGTCCAAGGTCAGTTTGTTAAAGTAACAGAACCTGTATCTATCGCGCCTAGTCCACAGGGTATGGGACTGGTTCCAAGTATGTTTACCGCAGAACCCAAGGATGACGCAGTGATAAATATTAATAGCGTTTCACTATATGCTTTGACTGAGGAATCAGTTAAGTTTAAATACATTGAAGCAACTACTGGAATTAAAATCCCAGAGAAGAAAATTATACTAGGTTAAAGAATGGCAGCACTGAGTAGAGTAGGAGATACAAATGCACCAGGCGGCGCTATAATGCGTGGCGCCAGTACTGTGTTTGCCAACGGCATCGCAGTAGGGTTACATAGTAGTCAGATTACTCCTCATGCTCCATGGGGGAAACCTCACCCACCGCACGAAGCAGCAATGACAACTGATGGTAGTCCTACTGTATTCGCAGAAGGTGCACCAATACTCAGAGTAGGATCAGGTAATACATGTGGTCATAGTATAGTCCAAGGCAGTCCGGATGTATTTGTACCATGAGTAATTCAGGAAAACAAAGCCCTCTAGGAGTAAACACACTGGGTTCACTATTACAAAATACTGGATTTAGAATAAACTCGGTTGCCGCCAGTTATATGGGGTCAAGTACAGCAGCATCTAACTATACTTTTGGTACTCTGTGTAGTAGCACTTGTCTAAATGTATTGAC